TGATCAAGTGCGGGCGATAATAGACTCAGAAGATATTATGGCACACGAAGAACGATTAAATGACCCACAAATTCGACTATCAGGTGCGTTTGACCTACTACAAAGAACAGAAAAGGGAAAGGTTCGACTAATCGACTGGAAAAGTTCCGCTAAGATCAACCGTACCTCGCCTTACAAGAAATTTATGAAGTATCCACTGCACGGACTAGAAGATCTAAACTTCAATCATTATTCGCTACAGGCCGGTATATATTGTCATATGATAGAATCTTGTAAAGGTATAGTAGTAGACGAATTTCACCTAGTCCATGTAGGAAGATATGAGACACAAGTTTATCAATGCGACATGGCCAGAATCAGACAAATTACAAGAATGATTATTAACCCACGCAAACGTGAAATTGCCGCGCTAACCCTAAATCAACCATTATCTCTATAAGAATAAACATGGAACCATTCGCATATAAAATATCTTGGAACGACGGAACATTTTATATAGGGTGCAGATACGCGCATAACTGTTCACCAGAAGATCTGTTTACGACATACTTCACATCATCTAAGTGGGTGAAAAAGCACGTGAATAAATATGGTGACCCAGATACTATCGAGATTCTCGGTATATTTGAATCTGGTAAAGAAGCGCGGGCGTGTGAGAAAGTGTCACTATTAACCAATGAGATATATAAAGACCCTAAGTGCTTAAATCGTGCTGTTGGTATGCGCTTTATGATTCAGTTCGGCCGCTACAAGTCTGACATAAAAAAGAAGAAGAAGAGTAAAGTGAAAAAGAAAAACAAATCAACACTCAAATAAAATATTAAACCTCCAACACCCAACAATCACAAATTTTCTGCATATAGATAGGACATAAAATGACAAATGACACACAAACAGAACTAAATGAGGATGCACAACAAAAGTTGCTCTTCCTAGAACGACTATTCGTGCTGCTTGGACAATTCCCATATATCGCAGAATTTCAAGGGGAAGGACTTTCGGTGAAACTACAACATAATGTTCAATCAATCGCTCTGTACGACAATGCGGCCGGTATAAGGTCACGTGATGATGATGCAGATATACTATTTGACGCAGTAGACTAAACAGAAATAACATACCGAAAATACTATGACAAGATATATTAACAAAAAACAAGCAGTTAAAAATAACTGGTGGTTACAGGAAGAACCAAACTCCAGCATCCACTCTGTAGTATCAAGCATCGAAAATAACGAAAGGTTCCGCCAAGACTCATATGTTCAGTCGGCTAGGTTATATGGCAATAAAGATATTCATTCTCTATCACCCACAGACTATGATCGGACTAATGACACACAAACAGATGGTTCAAGACGACTCACCCTCAATATTATCAAATCTGTAGTAGATGCACTACGTTCAAGAATATCTGACCAAAGACCTAGAGCAAACTTTCAAACAGCTAATGGAGACTATTCTCTTCAAAAGCGGGCGAAGAACCTCACCCTCTATATGGATGGATTGTTTGATAAGCTAAAAGTATACCCTAAAGCACAATTAGCATTTCTACATGCTTGTTTGTTCGGCACAGGCTTTATAAAGCTTGGTATTGTAGACGAAGAGATAGTGTGCGATGTGGTATTTCCATGGGAAATTGTAGTACCAATGGATGAGGCAATTTATGGTGAACCAAGACAATTGCACCAGAAGAAGTTTATCCATAGAGATGTTCTAACCGCAATGTTTCCAGATAAGGAAAAGGAAATAACGGCGGCCGCACCTGCAAAGATGAACAGTAGATCTTATGCCGAATCAAATTCTATTATTCTAGTAATAGAAAGTTGGCACTTACAAAGTTCAAAAGATTCAAAAGACGGTAAACATTGTATCACCCTAGAAAATTGTACACTCGTATCTGAAGAGTATGAAGATTCAGACTTTCCGTTTGTAATGCTTAGATATGACGTACCACCTATGGGATATTTTGGCGTGAGTCTAACAAATGAGTTAACAGGTCTACAGTTACAGATCAACAAGACACTCAGATTGATTCAACGTTCACAAGAAGCAATATCCGTACCAAGATTCTTAATAGATTCAGCAACACAGATTAAAGCAGAAAGTATTAACAACGAAATTGGTTCTATTATACGATATACTGGCAAAGAGCCGTCGGTAAAAACCTTTACGGCCGTTAACCCAGAGGTAAATGTTCATCTATCGTTCATGATACAACAAGCATACAACATAGCAGGCGTATCAGAACTAGCAGCACAGGCCAAAAAACCTAGTGGACTTAACTCAGGTGCAGCACTAAGAGAGTTTAATGATCAACAAAGTCAACGATTTAGCTTAACTAACCAAAGTTATGAAACATTCTTTCTTGATATTGCGAACAAGTTAACTTTAATATCGGCCGAGCTATACAAAGGAAAGAAAAACGTCCAAGTAACTCTCAAGTCTAACAAGTTTATCGATAAGATAGATTGGAAAGATATTGAAATAGAAAAAGATTCGTACAACATTCGGGCGTTTCCTACTTCTATTCTCCCGTCAACACCGGCCGGTAAGATGCAAATGGTCACAGAACTTGTACAGAATGGTTTTTTGGATAAAGATTCAGCACTTGCATTGTTAGACTTTCCAGATGTTGATGGTTATATGAATCTTGCTAATGCGCCGCTAGATAATATAATGGCTACTATGGAGAATATTATAGAGAAAGGTGTTTATGTACACCCCCAACCATGGGAGAATCTTCAATTATCACTTAAAGTTGCATCATTAACATACCAACGCGCGAACCTAAACAACGTAGAACCAGACAGACTAGAGTTAATTCAGCGGTATATGGATGAAGTGTTAGGTTTAATTAACCCACAACCAGAAATGTTACCACAACCAGCGGCCGCAGGTCCAGTAGGCCCAGTAGGTCCAGCAGGTCCAATAGGTCCAGTAGATCCAATGTTACAGGGTGCACCAGTAGACCCGATGTTAGATCCAATGTTGGCGGCCGCAGGTCCAGCAGGTCCAATAGATCCGATGTTAGCAGCAGACCCAAACCAGGCTTTGGCACCTATAGCAAACCCAATCGCAGCACCTCAGGGTGATTTACTTCCAATTTAATTAAATAGAGAATAAAAAAAGAAATAATATGTCAGACGAAACATCAACAAGCAATTCAGGCACCACCCAACAAGCACCAACGGCACCAGTCAATGGTACAGTAACGGCCGCACAAACGGCCGCACCACTGGGAACAAATTCAGTAGATTCAGTAGACGAACAAGCGGCCGCTCAATCGGCCGCTCAACCAGCTCCTATTGTACCTGATAGACATGCAGCAAAGTTCGCCGCTCTAGCCAAACAAGAAGCGCGCGCACGAGCAAGTCAAAATGAATTAAAAGAATCTAAAGCACAGGTAGCAGAGTTTAATAAATTTCTTGCAGAGGTTAAAACCAATCCTTCAGCAGCATTGGCGAAAATGGGTCTATCTTACCAAGACTTAACTAATTTTTACCTAACACAAGATGAACCACAAGCTCCGGCCGATCCAATAGAATTGTTGCGCGCAGACATTCAGGCCATGAAAGATGCTAAAGAACAAGAAACAAAATCTATAGAAGATGCAAGAGTTGAGGCAGAAATACAACAAATTTCTGCTAGTGTAGAAAGGTACCACGATGAGATGGTTACCATGATTAAAAACGATGCAGATAAGTATGAGATTATCAATATTACAGGCCAGGTTGGATACGATCTTGTCTGGGATGTGGTAAAGGAATATTGGGATACAAACAAAACTATACTAGATCCTTCAATCGCCGCAGAAATGGTTGAAGAATATCTACTTAGTGAAGCGCAAATATACAGTTCTGCTAAAAAGTTACGTCCAAAGTCAGAGGATGTACCTGTTAAAGCTAAGGTCGGAGTGACCTACGGTGCCACAAAAGATGTACAACGAGGCACAACATTGACAAATAAAACACAGACGGCCGTTGGTGAGCGTGTCATTAGTAGAAATGTTAATACTACCGATGATAGAATATCTCGCGCAATTGCCGCCATGAAATAATGTATTAATTTTTAAATAAAAACAGGCACACAATGACTTTAGGTATTACACAAATTACTCCTATTCTTAAGGAGCTTTACAACGACCAAGTTGTAGAGGATATGGTATATAAGAAAAATCCATTCTTCGCAATGGTAAAAAAGAATGAAGAATTTCTTGGTAAGAACTACCCGGTTCCTATTAAGATTGGTAACGTACAAGGCCGCTCAGCCACCTTTGGTGTAGCACAAGCCGGTGGTATTGCTACCTCTACTATCTTCGCAGAGTTTATGGTTACACGAGTAGCAAACTACTCACAAGCACGAATCGGTAATGAAGCAATGTTAGCCTCAGGTGGTGACAAAGGCTCGTTTGTTCGTGGCCTTAAGGCTGAAATGGATAGTGCTATTGATCAACTTGCACGAGATATTTCAATCGGAATGTATCGAAGTGGTAATGCAGAAGTAGGTCGCGTTGGTTCTTTCGCAACTAACACACTCACTCTTGCACAAACGGCCGAGATTGTAAACTTTGAAGTTGGCCAACGATATGACGTATCGGCAACTCTCACTGGTGCACTTCGCGCTAGAGGAACATCGAACAATCCTTTGATCGTAACTGGAATTAACCGTAGTACTGGCGTGTTGACCTTCGGCTTTAACACCGCAGATGCAACCAATGGTATACCTGCTATTGCTGACAGTGACTTTCTCTTCCCGGCCGGGGACCATGTTGCTGGACAGTTGACGAAAATTGCTGGTCTTGCCGCTTGGCTGCCAGTAGATGGTGTTACTGCTACACCTTTCTTCACTGTTGACCGAACAATTGATGCTACCAGACTTGGTGGTGTTTCAGTTGTAGGTACCGCAGCGGCTACGATTAGTGAAGCGTTGTTTAATGCATCAGTTGCTATTGCTAGAGAAGGTGGTGCACCAGACACATGCTTCTTGAACTTCAGTAACTTCAATGCGTTGATTCAGTCACTTTCATCTAGCGTAGTTCGTGAAGATGTACAAGTTGGTACTATTGGTTTTGGTTCTATCGTGATTGATGGACCGGCCGGTAAGATTAACGTTATTGCAGATATGAACTGCCCCCCAGGAGTTGCGTACTTGCTTCAACTTGACACATGGGAACTTGCTTCATTAGGTAAAGCGGTTGAACTTTTCAAAGGTGATTCTTTGGATATGATTCGCGTACCTGATAGTGATGCACTTGAGCTTCGTGTTAACTCTTATGCTAACCTTATCTGTACCGCCCCAGGCTTTAACGGATTGGTGACTCTACCTCTGTAAACCTTTCTAGCCCAACAGAACAATTCTGTTGGGCTTTTCTTACCTTTATACTTTGCGGCCGATACGGACCTTGAGCGGCCGATACTTTTTTAATATATACAATAATCAATTTAGGACAATCAATGGCAAATTCCCTCATGTTTAAATTATGTAGTACTAACCGTGAAGCAATTACGGTAAGTTTCCGTGTTAATATCGGTGCTACTGGTGCCGTAACCTCAGTCGCAGGTACCGGCGTTGCATCAGTGGTAAGATCAAGTGCAGGCTTGTACACTATCACGCTGAACGAAACGTACCCATCGTTACTTTCTGCAAACGCTACATTGCTAGCACCAGTTGCAGTGGACCTTGTACCACAATTTGTTAGTGAAGCAGTTGCAAGTACCAAGATTATCGTACTTCGTACTGTAGCGGCCGCAGTGTTGACTGACCCTGCAAACGGCGCATCTCTTCTTGTAAATCTTGTTCTTCGTAACACAATTTATTAAGCGAGAGATATATGTTAAGTAAACCTAAATCTGACGCAATATCTATAATCATGGGTAAACTCAAAGATAAGCAGTCCGGCCGGATCGGTGGGACTGGCTCATCTAAAGAAGATTCTGGGACTGCTATACTATACAAAGGTGCTAGTGATAAAGACGAAACACCTCTGGACGAAAAGGTAGTAGCAGCGGAGGAGTTACTGGAAGCAATGGAACAGAAAGACGCTGAAGGTGTTGCTGTAGCATTGTGTGCTTTGATAGACTTGCATACTTCTAAGAAAGAAGATGAAGAGGAAGAAGAGGAAGAAGATTCGGGCTATTAAGACCGTTAAAGTCTATAAAGGAAATTAGTAATGCCGGATCTTGTAACACTAGCCAGCCTTAAAAAGCAGATTAAAGAACGTACTGACCAGACCAGTTCACAGTTTATAGGAGACTCTGAACTTCTAACATACATCAACGGTTCTTATAGAGAATTATATGATGTGTTGATTCAGTGTACACCTGATTGGAACCTTGCAATAGCCGACTTTACTCTAACATCTGACACGCTCGCGCTACCTGATAATTTCTATATGCTACGTGGTATAGACAATCTAAGCGCGGGCGTACAAGGTGGCGTTGCGATGAAAAAGTTTAGCTTTGCCGATAGAGCGGCCGGGGGTCGCTTTGCTTATTATGGCGACTGGCGTACAATGCAGTATAGAGTAATAAACAATACAATATTGTTCAGTCAGGGCGCAGGCAATACTGGTAACTTTAGCGGAATTTCAGTAAGATTGTGGTACG